CGACGCGGACGATGGTTGACCTGTGGTCGATTCAGACGGGCAAGACCCTCAAGGCCCGACTGGCCGCGACTTACCTGATGGCGAACGACCGCGGGAACATGGTCATCTACATGGACAACCAGGTCAATGCGGCGGACTTCACGATCCGTTACTTGCGGCCGATGTTCAACCTCGTGGATGACGTGCGCCGGCACATCTCGCCCAACGATAACGCGAAGGGCGACATCATTGACTTTGCGGATGGAACGATTGTCTACAACAACTCGGCCACGACCGAGAAGGACTTGCAGCGCATCTCGACGCGGTACGTCATCGGCGACGAAATCTGGCTGTGGAAGAAGGGAGCCGTGGCCCAGTCCATGGCCCGAACGAAGGCCTACGAATGGACGGCAAAGAAACTCTATCTCTCGCAGGCCGGCATCGTGGGCGGCGACCTCGACAACATCTGGATGATGACGACTCGGCACGAATGGAACTTCGTCTGCCCCCACGCGGACTGCCGCACGCTCCAGCCCTGGGACTGGTCTTACATCCGTTTTCCCGAGGAGGCTAAAAGCCCGGCAGGATGGGACCACCTGATGGTAGAGCAGAACACGACCTACGAATGCGCCGGGTGCAAGCGACGATTGCCCGACACGAACGAGACGCGCATCGAATGCAACGCCGTGGAGAACGGCGCCCAGTTCGTGCAGACGGCGCAACCGCAGAAGACCGGCTGGGTCGGGACGCACGTCAACGCCCTCGCGTCAACCAGCTGGGGCTCTCTGGCCGTGGACATGATCAAGGCGAAGGAGGCGAGCGACACCTATTCAGACGAGGAGGGTCGTAAGATTTTTAAGATGAAGTATCTCGCCATCCCCTGGAGCGACGACGGCGGGAGCATGGTAGTCTCCAGCGAGTCGGCCGACTACGCGATGGAAGACGAATGGGACGGCGAGGCCGTGATCACGCCTTCGGGCAAGGTCGTCGATAGGGAGGGCGCGCCTGACGGGAGCATTCCTTTCCGTGTCTGCGGCATCGACGTGCAGCGCGGATTCTTCTACGCGGTCGTGCGTCGGTTCGCGAAGACCGGGCATAGTCGCCTGAAGGCCTTCGCCAAGGTCGAGACGTGGCAGGACCTGGACGCCTTCGTCAAGGCCCACGGCTGCCATAAGGCCCTCTGCATGGTGGACTCAGGAGACCAGACCCAAGAGATCTACAGACAGACGGCGCTCCGCGGCTGGAAGTGTTCCAAGGGTTCGGGTCAGGAATCCTTCTCGGTAGGCGACCGAGACGGGAACACCGTCCGCAGATTCTATTCCGAGAAGCAGGCTGTCATGGTGCCCGGTGTCCCTCAACGGGCTTGGCTTATTTCCTTCGCGAACGTCCCGGCCAAGGACCTCCTGCACGGCCTCCGGGCGAGGAAGGTTTTCACATTCGCCCGCGACGCCTCGCCTGAGTATGTCGAGCAGCTCAACTCGGAGGTGCGTGTCCGTGACCGTCGCACGGGCAAAGCGACCTGGCTGATGCCTCAGGGCAAGAAGGACAACCACGCCCTCGACTGCGAAATCCTCGCGCTCCTGGTCGCCGTGCGCTGGGGCGTGGTCGGTCGAGAGGCTACGGCTGACGACTTGCAAAAGGAAGGAGATGGGTCAGCATGACGGCAAGAGAGACGGTCCCGGTGCATCATCGGAGTGTGCGCCGATCGGGGCATAGGGCCGGGGCCGTTTCTCCCCTCCGTTGCCTAGACCCGCAGATTTATGCAAGGACTGTTCATCGGATTGTCGGAAGACGAGCTGCTCGCCATCAAGGCAAAGGCGGTATCTATGATCATGGAGGGCAAGGTGCTCATGTCCTACGCCGACTCGTCGAGCTCCGCCACGAAGAGCTTTGCGTTGCCCCCCAAGGAGATGCTTGCCGAAGCCCTGGGGGCTCTGTCTCAGCTGGACCCTCAGCGCTATGGTCGCCGTCGCAACGTGATTAACGTCCGCTACGACAACCGAAACAACGACTCTAACTATGGCCTCTAAGTCTAAGAAGCAGACCACCCCTAAGACCGCAGCGAAGGCGCCGAAGAAACTGCTCAAGGGAGCGGCCGGCATCCCACAGCCGCAGGCCTATGCGAACGGTGGCGGAGGCTATCCCGCCGGCCCTCGTTGGGAGAGCGTGACCCAGAGCAACGGTCGCCAAATCATTTACATGGGCGCCAACGTGGACGCCCGCCGCGAGATGTCTTCCCGCGATCGGAACATCATGGTCAAGAAGTGCCGCCATGCCGAACGCAACTACGGCCTCTACAACGCCATCCTGAATGACATGGTGCTCTACACGTCGGGCGACGGCATCAAGCCGCAGTCCCACGCCAGCACCCCGGAGGCCGCCCGAGCTTACGAAGAATACTTTGCCGAGAAGGGTAAGCGTATCGACGTGACGAACCGCCTGTCGTTCTACCAGTGCCAGGGCATCGCCGTGCGCTCGCTCATCCGAGATGGCGATATGTTCGTTGCCAAGGTCCGCAACGCCCGGGACGAAGCGAAGATTCAACTCATCGAAGCCCACCGATGCGGCGACCCTGCCGATCGTGACCGCCCCGAGCGCGTCTGGGACGGCGTCGAGTTCGGAGACTTCGGCGAGGTCGTGGCTTATTGGATCTATCGCTCCAACGGTTCCAGCCGACAGATCCTGGCAAACGCGATGATGCACATCGTTGACTTCACGTCTTCGACCGCAGCGCGTGGCACCCCCCTCCTGCAGCATTCGGTCTCGAGTCTCCAGGATATCGACGAGATCCTCCAAGCCGAGACCAGGGCAGTCAAGGACCAGTCAGAGGTGACCCGTGTGCTCAACAAGGCAGGCGGTTTTATCGACGACAACATGGCAGCCGAACTCGGCGGCGGCGACCGATGCTACTCCGGCATCGTCGAGCAGGCCGGCGGTAAGCTCCTCGTTTTGGAACCCAACGAGAAGCTGGAAATGCAGGAAAGCCGACGCCCAAACCAGACGTTCCAGGGATTTATCACTGAGCTCCAGCGGGACGTGAACTATGGCTGTCTGCCTTTCGAGTTCGTCGCCAATCCTCAGGCCCTAGGCGGAGCCTCCATTAGACTGGTCACCGCTAAGGCCGCGCGGGTTTTCGGGAAATATCAGAATATTATCATCGAGCGCTTCTGTCAACCGACGTGGGATTACATCATCGCCGACGGCATCGCCAAGGGCGAGATCCCTGACGACCCGAAGTGGTACGAGACTTCGTGGACCACGCCGAAGAGCGTGACAGTGGACGGCGGGCGTGACGCCGCTAATGACCGCAACGATGTCGAGATGGGTCTCCTCTCCATGTCCGAGCTCTACGCGCAGCGTGGTCTCGACTTCCGCCATGAGATGGAGAAGCGCGCGCAGGACATGAACTATATTGTCGGCCTCGCGAAGCAGTCCGGCCTTCCTGTCTGGATGCTCTACAAGCCCGGCTTCAACTGGCTCCAACAGGGTCAGGCCTCCAGCCAGACTCCTCCCGACGTGGCTGAGAATCTCGACCTCCCGACCCCTCCCCCTTCCAATCCCTAACATGCGTTTTCTTTCCAACGGCCTCCGCGGCCTAGAGCCCTTGCTCATCAACCCGGTCCGTGCCAAGGATTACGTCGAGGCCTCCAAGGCCGCCGGCCTCGGCGACATGATCTCGCAGCTCTTCGGCGAAGCCCCCAAGCCCTACGTCGTCGGAACGACCGCGGTCATCCCAGTGTCAGGTCCGATTGGGAAGGGTCTCAGTCCTATCGAGCGCCTCATGGGCGGGGCTGATGTGGACGTCATCGCCGGCTGGCTGGAAGAAGCCCAGGACAACCCGGCCGTGGACCGCGTCCTGCTCGCCATCAATTCCCCGGGCGGCACCGTCACCGGCGTTCAAGAGTTGGCCGACATGGTCGCCGGCTACAAGAAGCCGACCCGTGCCTTCTCGGATAACATGGCCGCCTCCGCGGCATACTGGATCGGAAGTCAGGCGGATGAGTTCACCGTGACGTCCAGCTCGCAGATCGGGAGCATCGGCGTGTACATGGTCATCCCGAATCTCGAAGAGTACTACGCCGCCCAGGGCATCAAGTTTGAGGTCATCGCCGCGGGCATCCACAAGGCCGCCGGCGCCGAAGGCCTCCCCCTGACCGCCGAGCAACGCGCTTACCTTCAGGCCTCTGTCGAGTCTACCCGTGACGAGTTCCGCGAGTCTGTCCGCCGCAAGCGCCGTTTTGTCCGTGACGAAGACATGGAAGGTCAGGTCTTTACCGGCCGCGAAGCCGCCGCCAAGGGTCTGGTCACCGGCATCGTCCAGAATCTCCGCGAAGCTCTCGCCACTTTCTGATGTCCGTCTACGTCCCCGACTACGTCGCCGAAGCCGCCCAGCGCGGACTCGACTGGCACGCCCAAGGAAAGTCGGGCGACGGCGTGACCGAGCAGACCCTTCGCGAAGCCCGCGAGATGGCAGCCGGCGAAGTGTCCGACGACAAGGTCCGACGCATGGGTCCTTGGTTCCAGCGCCACCGTGCCGACATGGACGCCCCTAAGAACAAGCCCGACAACGAAGACTTCCCCGGTGCCGGCGCCGTAGCCTGGGCCTTGTGGGGCGGACCTACCTCCGGCGACATCATGCGTACCGCCAAGTGGGCCGAAGAGGAAGCCGCCCGCCTAGACCGCGAGGACGAAGAAGACGACTCAAGCGACGACTCGGCCTCCGCCAAGTTGCCCGCCCCCGCAATTTTTAAGACCATGACTATCGAAGAAAAACTCGTTGCCGCCGAAGCCCTCGTTGCTTCCGCCTCTGCCGAACGTGACGATCTCCGCGCCACCGTGGAGAAGCTGACCGTCGGCGCTTCCTCGGAAGTCGAATCTCTTAAG